AAAGGAAAAATGTCAGCAGCTTATTGGGCTGACAAAGTGTATTGGGCAGGACCTGGTGGATCTAAAAAATCGCCTCCAAAAGGTCAGAAACTTACCAGAGGAATAAAACGTAGAACATGAGCAATAGAACTTTTAGAATTTTAGGACTTTTATTTATTGCAGCATTTTATTTTGCTGCTTTACCTTACGTATATGCTGAAACTACCACAGCAACTATACAAGACCACTATAAAAATGTAACTAAACAAGTTCCTTATACCGAAACTACTTGTGATCTTATAGATGTTCCTATCTACGGACAATCAAATCAAGGAGCTTCAACTACTGATTTACTGTTCGGTGCTCTAATTGGTGGAGCTATTGGTAACAATATTCCAGGCGAAAAGAATGGTGGAGCTGCAGGAGCTGTTGTAGGCACAATTATTGCTAATGAGGCAGGTAAAAATAAACAAGTTGTAACAGGTTACCGTAGAGAAGAACAGTGTAAAGATATTACTCGTTATCAAACAGTTTCTGATCAGGTTTATTCACACTCTACAATTACTTTTACTTCTGGTGGACGTACCAGAACAATTAAGTTTTACGAATGAGACGCGGCGGTTCATCTATCACACGATATATCGAATCCAGAATCACTCTACTTAAAAATGACTTACTTTTAGCTTCTGATGAATACGATAAAATGTGGTATAAGCGTTTGATTCAAGAATTAGACTGGGCTCTCGAAATGGAGTCTAAACCTACTCAAAACTGTACTTTACACGAGCGAGGTATTGAATGAATACATCAGAAAAAACATGTAAAACTTGCGGTCACGAATGCCATTGTTTAGGTGGTGAATGTCCTCACTGCATCAACGATGTGTGCGAAACTTGTGATTGCGGAACAACTCAGTCCGAATGGGACATTCCAACTTCTTTTATTAATCCAAACACTTAAATCATGCCTACTAACAAAACAGTAAAATTTCACTTGATTAAGGATTTTCCTGATCAAATTGTTCTTCCACCACTTCCTTCTAAAAAGTTAGTTCCTTCTTGGTTTAAACACATCCCACCTAAAGTACAAGATCCTAAATTAGGAGAAATACAATCAGTTAAGAAATGTATCCCATTTTTAGATGCCATGACTGCTGGATACACTCTTTTAGCACATATGGATATAATGATTGAGCTTGCAGAAGATGGAAGTATTAAGTTACCTTATCTTGATGATCATCATAAGATGTTATCAGAAATGTGGAAACCTATCGAAAGACATCCAGGAAGCCAAGTTCAGGGTGCTGTTTTTCAAAATATGACAATTCTTAAATATATGAATCCTTGGATTATTGAAACTCCAAAAGATTATTCTATGTTATTTCTTCCTCCTATTAATCAACTTGAAAATCCGATCATTCCTATTGTAGGGTTAGTAGATACTGATGGTTATGATAATGTTATTAACATCCCCTTTATTCATACACAGCTAGAACCCGGAAACCCAGTTTTTATACCTGCAGGCACACCTATTTGTCAAATGATTCCCATTAAAAGGGATAACTGGTCACAAAAAGTGACAGTTTTAGATAAACAAGAACTAAAAAAAGTTGAGCGACTACGCACTAAGATGGACGAAGATCGTGAAGACTATTATGCTAAAAAACTACATGTAAAGAAAGGATATAGTTAATGGATTTAGAAAAATTAAGAGAGGAAATTGCTTATGATGAAGGAGTGGTTCATGAAATTTATTTGGATCATCTTGGCCTCCCTACTTTTGGTATTGGTCATCTTGTGCTTGAGAGCGATCCAGAACATGGATTACCCGTCGGAACGCCAGTCGATGAGTCTCGATGCAATGAGGCCTTCGAGCAAGATATCCAAACAGTCCTGTCAGACTGCAACAAGCTTTACCCAGACTTTGAAGATTTGCCAGAAGAAGCTCAAAGAGTAATTGCAAATATGATGTTTAATATGGGTCGTCCCCGTCTATCAAAGTTTAAAGGAATGAAAGCTGGAGTTGATGCTCGTGATTGGAATCGTGCTGCTGATGAGATGATTGATTCTCGTTGGTATAAGCAAGTTACTAAACGCGCTGATAGACTAGTTGAACGAATCCGCGCTCTTGCATAATGCTTGAAACTATAACCATATTCATACTTGCTTGTTTTTTAGGTATGATTAGTGGGTTACTTCCAGGTATAGGAGGATTTGCCATAATGATTATGGCATTTCCTTTTTTATTGCATATTGATCCGATAAATGTATTAATCTTTTATGTAACATTAGTAAGTATTGATCAATACTTTAATGCTATAAGCTCTATACTTTTTGCTATACCAGGAAGTAGTACAAGTGCACCAACTATTTTAGAAGGTCACACCCTTTTTCGTCAAGGAAAAGGAGAAGAAGCAATTTTATATAGTGCTATAACAAGTTGGATATCTAGCATTTTTGGTATTACGTTTGTATTATTATGTATCCCTTTAATGCCTTTTGTTTATGCAGTTTGGAATACACATATTCAAGCGACAGTTTTTAGTTTTGTCATATTTGGGTTAATTTTTTTCAGTAATAATAAGATATTTATAAACTTAATACTGTTTATAATTGGAAATTTATTAGCATATGTAGGTTGGAGCTCTGTTACCCATAGTGCTTTCTTAACTTTTGGATTACCAGAATTATATACAGGATTACCTTTACTTCCTATTATGATAGCATTGTATATTTTTCCTTTATTACTTAATAATACTTTAGCATATAATACACAATTTAATTTTGAAAAATTAAACTTTTCGTCTTATTTTGAAGCATTTAAAAAATTATTAAGATATAAAGCCACTATATGTAGAAGTAGCATTTTAGGTGCTTTAGGAGGACTTGTTCCTGGTCTTACTTATGGAATGAGTACTGTTTTAGCATATAATGTAGAAAAGCTTAATGAAATCCGTAAAAAATCTTATAAAATTGGTAATATGAAATGTTTAATTGCGTCAGAAGGTTCCAACAATGCTGGTGTAATAACTCAGCTTATTCCTTTTTTATTTTTAGGAATTCCTATTACAGGCAGTGAAGCACTTATATATGATATACTAGAAACACAAAGAGTAATTTTAACTATTGATTGGTTTCAAGGTACTTTTTCTATAATATTTTTTACTTTTTTAATTAGTTCAACTATTGGTTTATTTTTAGCAGGTAAGTACGTTAATTTTCTATCTATTTTAAATGGAATATCACTTACAAAAATTTACTTATTTATTGCTGCATTACTATTAATTGTGTTATTTTATTCAAGTGTGAATACCTACATGGGAATTTATCAGTTGATTTTAGTAGCTTGCCTACTTCCTTTTGGTTACTTTTTAAAGTCTTTTGATAACATGCCTTTAATTTTTGGCTTTATCCTACACCCTTTACTATATGATATTTTTTATCGTATATCTTATCTTTATCTATGAGGTTATTGTGAAAAAACTTCTTATTTTATTATTTTCCCTTTGCTCTTTTTCTGCTTATGCAGAAGAATCTGTAGATGTTCTTCTATTCGAGAGAGTAGGAGGTCTGACAGAAAGACTTACTAATCCTATTTTAGAGTCAATTCCAAATAATGTTGTTAGATTAGATGGTTGCGCTTTAGCTGCTCAATATTTAGTCGATACTAACAATCCTACTATTGCTTTATGGACTGGCGAGAGTCAGTTTAGTTTAAACAATGATTCTCCTAATCCTTGTGCTATTCCTAACGACCTTTTAGTATCTACTTATGCCACTTCTTCTTATAAAGTTTGTTTTAAAGAAGGAAATCCAGAGGCAACTCTTGATCACTTTCTAACTGGAGATATTAAGGTTGGGGCCTACTCTGGTAAATATACTTTTACTCCTATGAGTGTTGTTCTTAGTGACTTAAATCCTAATGCTAAAATTATTCCTTATAAAAGCTCTAGAGACTATCGTCCTGCGCTTCAAGCTGGAGAAGTAGATTTTACCTTTACTCCATCTGTTAAAGATGGCGAAGATTGTCTAGCAATTTTTGCTCCTTCTTCTGATACTTTAACAACTATCGAGTCATTGCTACCGAATCACCCTTTTAATATTATGGGTTATGATTATTATTTTGCTACTAATAACATTGATAATCCACAAGAACTATTACAGAACATTTTCTCCTCTGATGCTTGGGAGAATAGAACGGAAAAAGATTATAATCCATTTTTTGTTGAACTTTCGAGAGAAGAACAACTTCAACGTTTAATTGATTATAACAATACTTTGGCCGAAAAACTTAGAAATGAATAATACGGAGACTATTCAATGCTAAAAAAATTACTAATTGCATGCACATTTGCACTTGCTTCATTTTCCACTTTTGCAGCTGAACCTGTAAAAGTAGGGTTTGTCTATGTTGGTCCGATTGGAGATCATGGATGGACATATCGTCACGATATTGGTCGTCAACAAGTTGAAGAACATTTTGGTGATCAGGTTGAGACGATTTATTTGGAATCAGTTTCAGAAGGTCCAGATACAGAACGTGCTATTCGTATGATGATTCAAGAAGGTGCTGATATTATCTTTACTACCTCATTCGGATTTATGGATCCAACACTACGAGTAGCAAAAGAAAATCCAGATGTGTATTTTGAACACGCTACTGGTTTTAAACGTCATGATAATATGTCAACTTATGGTTTGAGACTTTATCAAGCTCGTCACGTACAGGGAGTTATTGCAGGATTGATGACAAAAACAAACAAAATTTGTTATGTTGCAGCCTTTCCAATTCCTGAAGTGATTCGTGAAATTAATACTTACTATCTTGGTGCAAAATCTGTTAACCCTGATGTAGATATTGATATTGTTTGGGTAAATACTTGGTACGATCCAGGCAAAGAATCACAAGCTGCAGAAGTTATGATTGCAGACGGATGTGATATGGTTGCTCAACATACTGATTCACCCGCACCACTTCAAGCTGCACAAAAAGCAGGAGTTCTTGGTTTCGGACAAGCATCAGATCAAATTAAGTTTGCACCAAAAGCACAGTTGACTGCTACTATTGATAACTGGGGTCCTTACTACATTAAAAAGGTACAACAAGTAATTGACGGTAATTGGCAAGTTGAAGACTATTTTGGCCATATGAATGAAGATGCTGTCGGCATGGCACCATTCACTAATATGCCAGCAGATGTAGAAGCCAAAGCCCAAGAAGTAAAAGATGCTATCTCTAACGGAGAGTATTTTGCTTTTACAGGTCCTCTATATGACAACACAGGAACTCTTCAACTTAAAGCAGGTGAAATTGCTGATGATATGCATCTTAATACAATGATGTATTATGTTGAAGGTATTGATGCAAAAGTACCAGGAAGTTGATTAATGATTCCAGTAATTGATTTTAAAAAAGATAACGTACTGGAAGAAATTCGCAAAGCCTACACAACTGTAGGCTTTGCTGTTTTTACAAATGCTCTATCAGAGTCTGATCAAATTACTATGAATCAGTGGTTTGATAAGTGTAGAGAGTTTTTTGAACTTTCAGATTCAACTAAAAAACTTTATAAATATGAAGCAGAAACAAATCTAGGTTATTCAATGGTTGGAGACGAAAACGTAGATCCTGATGCTCCAAAAGACATAAAAGAATCCTTCAATTATAACAATACAAGAATGAAAGATTCTCTTTGGCCTACGCAGATTCCTTTTTTCAAAGTAACTGCTTTAAACTCAATTCGTGTAGCCGATGATTTAACAATTCGTATTTTAAGACTATTTGATACAATTCTTGATACTGGTGGTGTACTGGCTAGAGCCCATCAACGTCCTTATAATACTACTCGAATTATTCACTATCCCGCATATGAAGGTTCTTTAGAAAACAAACAAATGCGAATTGGTGAACACAGTGACTACGGTACTATCACTTTATTGTGGCAACTTAATGATGTGCCTGGTTTAGAAGTACAGGATTTAGGAGGTGTCTGGCATCCCGTACCTTACGAAAAGGATAGTGTCGTAGTTAATATTGGTGACTTACTTCAGAGATGGACTAATGACTATTTTAAATCTACTAAACATCGTGTAGTAAATTCTCATATTCATCTTCCAAGATTTTCTATGCCTCATTTTGTAGACCCAGAACCGGGTACTATGGTAAAGAATCTTACTAAAGAACCAGCAAAATATGAGCCGATTGAAAGTTTAGAATATTTGAACTGGCGATTAGCACAGTCTTACTAATTTTAGTTTGCCTTTTGGTTATTCAAATTATATAATCTATTAATTTGTGCGCAAGGATTATTCCTTGCGCATTTTCTTAAACGAAAGGCGTAAAAATGACTCAATTAATTTCTCCTACAAAATTTACTCGTACCGTAGACCTTTTAAGGTCTTTTTTTATGGATAAAGGTTTTGAAGAGGTACACACTCAAAATCGATTATCAATTTTAGCAGCTTGTGAAGACCCCTTCAATGTTGCTACTTATAACTATGCAGGCAATGTCTGGCCGCTTCCACAAACTGGTCAAATGTGGTTAGAACATGAACTATTATCTCAGCCCGATTCGAAGGGCTTTTTTTGTGTCTCAACTTCTTATCGACAAGAACCTAATGCTATTCCAGGTAGGCATGACATAATTTTTCCAATGTTTGAATTTGAGATGCCAGGAACTTTTGAAGATTTAAAAAAGATGAATCGTGAACTAGTAGAATACATGGGGTTTGATACTCCAACAGAAAAAACATATGCAGAATGGCAAGAACATTTTGGTTTAAGTTCTGATACAGAAATGAAAGCAGAACACGAAGAAGCTATGTATAAAGAGTTTGGAAGTACTTTTATTACGGAGTTCCCAGAAATGACCTCTCCTTTTTGGAATATGAGACGATTTGATGACGGAATTCGTGCTAAAAAAATGGATGTTATTCTTGGTGGTATGGAAACTATTGGTTCTGCAGAACGCTCAACTAATGTAGATCAGATGCGTGATACTTTTCATACTATTACTAACGGAGAGTACAGTGAGTTACTTTATAAATTATTTTCAAAAGAACGTGTAGAAGCTGAATTAGAAAAGTTCTTGTCATTTGACTTCTTCCCAAGAGTTGGTGGAGGTATTGGGATGACTCGCATGATTGCAGCTCTTGATAAGTTAGAAGAAAAGGCACTTGCCGCAGAATAAAGATTTTTCTGGGGTGGTGAAACTGGTAGACACGCACGATTGTTTCTCGTGTGCCGCGAGGCGTGGTGGTTCGAATCCATCTCCCAGAGCCAAATTTTTAATTTAAATTTCACAAAACTGTAACATTTGTGTAATATAATAAAGCAAGAGATCAATAGATCTCTTGTTTTTACTTTTACAAGGAGAAATTAAAATGGAACTTTTAACTCTTTGGATGGGTATTGGGTTTTTATTTGCGGCTTACTCTGTGATCGCAAATGATTCAGTACAAACACTTGGTACTTGGATTGCCTCTAATAATGATAGATTTAATTGGAAGACGATGTGGTTAGCCGCTTCGTCTGTTTTATTATGGGCTTTATGGTATGGTTGGTACACATATGGCGGAGATATTTCCTACGGTAGACTCAATAAAATTCCTTTTCAAGAAATTCAGTGGTATCACGCGTTAGCCCCTGGACTTTTACTACTTCTGACGCGTATTGGAGTACCTGTTAGTACTTCTTTTTTAGTATTATCAGCTTTTGCTTCTACTTTTGTATTAGAAAAAATGTTGATGAAATCTATGATGGGATATGCCGTTGCTGCTGTAGCTGCTTATATCATTTGGATTGGTGTAACCAAAATTTTAGATGAATCAAAACCAGTCAAAGAAGAACACAAACGTTGGTGGAGAATTGGACAATGGGTTACTACTGGTTTTTTATGGTGGACTTGGTTGTCACATGATATGGCAAATATTGCTGTATTTCTTCCAAGACAAATTCCTGTTGATTTGATGATTATTATCAGCGGTATTTTTGTGTTTGGATTATGGTATATGTTTAGAGAGGGCGGTGGTAAGATTCAAAATATCGTTCTTGAGAAACATAATACTAGATATGTCAGATCAGCTACTATAATTGATGCTGTGTACTGGATTATTCTTTATTTCTTTAAAGAACTCAATGATATTCCTATGTCAACTACTTGGGTATTTGTTGGATTACTCTGTGGTCGTGAACTTGCTATGGCTACGATGACTGGCAAACATAAGTTTAAAGTTGTATTTCCACTAATTGGAAAAGACTTCCTTAAAATGATGGTTGGACTTGCTGCTTCTGTTGGTGTAGTTTTAACTATTCATTATATTCTTATACCTAACGGGTTATAAAAACTTTGTCAATAACTTGACTTTGGCGGTGTCAAAATTTTGACATCGCCAATTTTCTGTCATTCTTTAACCTAAAAATAAAAACATTTGCCAAAAAACTTTAGTGTATTATACTAATCACATGGGTATAAAAATTGCAATAATTATGGGCGCGATAATGGCTACGATGTGTGGAGGATTCTATTGGTATTACCAAGATTCTCAAGCTCGTATTGCTACTTTGCGCGAAAATAATGCTAAACTTGAAGTTGCTGTTCAAACTGCTGAAGCCAGCATTGCCACCTTGCGTGAAGATGCAGCTAAAATGGCAGAACTCAATAATGAACTTCAAGTCTCTCTGCAAAAAGCAGAGGCATACGGAGATGACCTCCGTAATAAATTAAGACAAACAGATATTGGTGCAATGGCACTAAGAGATCCAGAAACTTTAGAAGGTAAAATGAATGGCGCAACTGCGAAACTTTGGCGCGAGTTCATGTCTGATACTGGGAACACTAATGACTATCCTATTCCTGACTGGTTGCAGCAAACCAGAAAAGGAAGTAGTGACAGTGACACAAATACAGAAAACAGTGATTCCGACAGTAGCGAGACCGAAACCGCTCCAACTAGTTGACACAAAAGTTTATGTAGTCAATGCAGATAATATTGATGAATTTATAGCTGAATTCACTGAAATTCATGGTGATTTAGCTTTTGTAGCATTAAGCATTAATGATTATGAAAATCTTGCACTTAACATTGCAGATATTAGGCGTTTCATTAATCAACAAGACGAAATCATTGTCTATTACGAAAAGGCTGTAAAAGAGGATGAAGAAAAGAGTGTTCCCCCAAATGAAACTACAACTAACGGAGACGGTCAATAATGTAATGCACTCTTTACTAAAGGAGTGATAATTGTTAGATCCTGTTACTGCGCTCGCTACCGCAAGCGCAACTTTTAATACTATCAAACGTGGGTTTGAGATTGGTAGAGATATTGAGCAAATGGCTGGTGATTTAGGTCGCTGGATGGGTGCAATGTCTGACCTTTCTGAAGCTGAACACCAAATTAAAAATCCTCCCATCTTTAAAAAACTGTTTTCTGGTAAGTCTGTTGAACAAGAGGCTATAGAGATATTTGCGGCTAAAAATAAAGCTGAACAAATGCGTGAAGAGTTGAAACAATATATCCAATGGTCACTTGGACGTAAAGCCTGGGACCAACTTATAGCGATGGAAGGAAAGATTCGTAAAGAGCGTCAAGAAACTCTTTATAACCAAGCTCGTAGGCGACAAAAGTTCGTAGAGATATTTACCATTGGGATTGCTGTTAGCATTGGATTAGCACTTTTAGTAACAGCATATTTAGTTGTTAAAGGATGATTCACGTATTTTTACTTATGGTATATCTGGGCACTGGTGAAGATAGAAGACTTATCTCAAATGATATGTATTTTAGAAATATAAATGATTGTAACTATTTTGCAAAAGAACTAACAAAAACCTATGGTAATTATAACTATAATGATTTTATTGACCCAAGAGACAAAATAACTGCTTATTGTACCCCAAAATATATCAATGAGGGAACAGTACGTATTAACATTTATTAGGAGATTTAATGTTTAAGTGGATAGTATTATTTTCAGCACTATTAGTATCAACTGTTGTATATGCTGAAGTGATTGAAACTGACTCAACTACAAGAAGTACTGTGACTACAAATGGTGAAATGACTACTACAGTAAAATCACCACCACCTTCTGCTATTTCACCACAATTAGGGGCGAATAGTAATTCAGATTTATGTACTATTGGTGTTGCGGGTGCTGTACAAACACAGATTTTAGGTATTAGCGCTGGAACCACTTTTACTGAAGAAAACTGTTTACGCCTTAAAAACGCTAAAACAATGTATGATATGGGTATGAAAGTCGCAGCGGTTTCTATTATGTGTCAAGATGATAACGTTTTTGATGCTATGATGATGGCTGGTACGCCTTGTCCTTATGAAGGACAGATTGGTGAAGCAGCAAAAATCGGTTGGGAGTCTCATGAAGAAACTCAAAGAATTAAACATAGCGCAGAGGATACTGTAGATGTTAAAGAAACTGCTACTTATGGGGGTCTTGGTATTTTGGCCTTCTTACTCTTCCTCTGAGAGTATTCAACCTTATTTTGGTACCACCCCAAATGCAGCAGCTGGTGGAACAACATGGGACATGAACACTGTGTTGCCTACTCCTCTAGGCTTAGATATTAATGGTGTCATTTATAACTATACAATTCAAAAAGATGTAAATGATTCTGCAAAAGTACATGTACAAAATGAAAATGCTGATGGAACTGGTTATATTTTTAGAGAAACAGATGAATGGCAAGTAGGATCTCTTGGAGGAACAGAAATAAGAAAAGTAGTTCCTGTTATTCCAAATATACCTCGACAATCTTGGGGGGATGGTTCAATTGAGATTGAAGGCGATGCTACTGTTGAAGACCCTAACGTAGTATATATGTATAAGGTAGATCCTTGTTATGATCCACAGTTTGATCCAAACTGCCCAGGGTATCAAGTACAAATGCCGGATATACCTGAGATAGATGTAAGTACGATATATAATGCGACTGATGATGAAGCTGTACAGATAGCGACTGTAGAAACAGATACAGATATTTACGAAGATGAAGAAACCTCTGAAAACGAAGAAGAAGATGAAGAAAGAGAAGAAATGAGGTTAGAGGCAGCACTTGCCGCTATTGATAATTCTGAAATGTTTGCTAATGCTTTTGCTCAGGCTCAAATCCTTGCTGCTATGAATTTGGCGATACAGATGAATTCATACTATGCTTCTAATATACCTGGCGGTGTTTACAATGAAAAAACAGTTTTATTAGATAAAAAAATAGAAGATAATAAACAGGGGTTGAGGAATGGATTTGCTCAACAACTACTGCATGAACAAATGGTTCAAGAGCAGTACAAATAGGAGAAATAATGTTAAAAAAACTACTAATAAGTATATTATTTTTGGTTCCATTCAGTGTATATTCTGCTGATGTGCCAATTACTGGGAATGTTCAATCTCGTTGCGTGATTACAACAGATACTCCTGGTATTTATGGTAACCCAAATGCCTATACACTAACTACTGCTTCTACTGATGGTGGAGTACAACCAATCGTAAGATATGATGTAACGCTTGCAGATGCTTATTATGCTCAAATCACGACACCAACTTCATTCGCTCAAAGTCCATCACTCTCTGATACAGTGACCTGGACTGGTTCAACAGAAGTAAGTTCCGTTTCTGATGCTACTAATATGGGTTCATACGAAACAAATAAGGTAACTTTCGGTCAAACAACTCAGTATGATTTAACTGCAACAGGATCAACTTGGTTTAAATCAAGTTCTACTGCAACTTACGGGGGTAATAAAGCTTTTCCTGGTGGTTCTTATACTGCCAATGTTGAAGCAATTTGTGTAGCTAAATAACAATGAAAAAACTTTACGCATTGATTTTATTACTATTTTCAACTTCGGCCTTTGCTCATGATATGGTTCCTACCTATCCTGAGCTCAGGCCTTCTTATTTAGATGGAGTAATGGTAACTGATCTTGAACTTTTTAATAAAAGAAATGATGTAGAGTATTATGAAATAGCTGTTTTTGATGAGAATTGGAACTCTGTCCCGTTTGTAACCTCTTATAAAATTTTAAAACTATCTTATCTTGATAGAATTAAATTTAGCGTGTATATTAGAAGTAAAGATAAAGATAGAGCTATGTATGTTTGTACTAAATCAAGAATCAGAGGTGAATCTGGTCCCTCTACTATTATTTCATCTATGATATGTTCAAAATTTAAGAAAGATTTTTAATGAGAAGGTTAGCACTTCTAATTTTACTATACCCTTTTATGGCTTTAGCAGAGAACTCTAATAGTTCTCTTAATTTACAATTACCTAGTGCTGGATCAACTTATGGGCAAGATTCTTTTAGATCTGGAGAAATGGATTGCAAAAACTCGATAGGTGGAAGCACTAATTTAGAGTTTGGAGTTACAGGTATTATTGACGACTATGAATCTCCTTTAGGTACAGGATCAAGTAGTGGGTCAAGTACAAAAGATATAGGCGTATATGCTCGTATTACTATACCACTCGATGGACCAAAAGAGCGTGTAAATTGTAATACCTTATATCAACTTGAGTTGAAAAGAAAAAGACTTGAAATTATGAAGCTTGAACAAGAGCTTTTAAGACTTCAACAACTTCAAGAAGGAAATGATTAATGGATAAAACTATTTGGATTGTGTATGGTATAGTAGCTATTACTTCAATAGCTGCACTTCCTTTTGTTGTAAGAATACAATCTATGCAATCTTTTCTTTCAATGTGTTTTTAGGAGAAAGATATGGCAAAAGATCTCGGACAAGAACTTGAAAATATGGAAGAAGGTATTGAGAACTTAAAGAATAAAGAGTTCCGTATTTTAGGTTTCAAAGTAACCTTTATGAGTATATCAGCACTTGCTGCTGTGATTGGTACTGTAATTGGTGGTCTTTACTTTGGTTTTACAATGTATCAAAAGATCGAAGAAGTTGCTGGACTTGATGTTGGCGCATTCGAACAACGCATGGAGGTCATTGAGACACAACTTGATGAGGCACTAGGTTATGCTCGTGATATTAAAAACGACCTTAGAGGTGATATTTTAGGTATTGAAAAAGCAGTTGATCGTATAGAAGATAAAGTGGACGCAATAGAAGAAGATGTTCGTGATATGATTCAGAACGCTGAAACACGATTTGAGAATAAACGTGATGCACTTCAGAATGACTATGATGAAGGCGCTTCACGACTTCAAGATCGCAGTGATAGTAGGCTAACAGATCTTGAAGATAAGATGGAACGCGCTATGAAAGAGCTTGAAGATAATCTTAACGCCAGATTACAAAGAGCACTCGATAATCCTTTAGCAAACTAATTGGACACTCTCTAAAATACAGGTTATTCTATTAAAAATTAACTTGTAAAGGACGACTAATGGCTCGATATCAAAATCCTTCCGAGACTGATACAGGTAAAACTGAAGACTTTCATCTTCAGTTAGCTCGTGGGCATATTTCAAATCATTCATCTGTACATAAATTTGGCTGGAATACTGGTATAGGTACCGATGAAGAAACTATCTGGGACGGATCTAATGTTTATTCTTATTCCGCAACAGGAACTGCAACCGCTCATTCTACTACAAATGCTGCAGACTCAGCTTCTACCGTAACAATTCAAGGACTTGATGAAAACTTTCTTTTAGTAACAGATACTATCACAGTTGACGGAGCTGCATCAGCTAACCAATATTCACGAATTTTTAGAGCTATTATGGCTACCGCTAACACAGGTACTACAAATGTGAACGCAGTTGATATCAAAACTCATAGCAATACCATTGCTCGGATCTCAGCTGGACAAGGGCAAACTTTAATGGCTATGTATACAATTCCAGCTAATAAAACTGGATACCTTAAACAAGTTCAATTTACTTCTGATAAAACTGGTCAACCAGCAGTATTTCGTATTCTTTCAAGATTAGCTGACGGTAATCCTGCGAATATAGGACCGTTTAGAACTATAGGTCAGTTTGGTCAGATGGATGGTCCAACAGAGTATACCTATAGCTGTCCTATTAGACTCGCCTCTAATACTGATATTGAAATTAGAGCCATAGGTACAGCATCAGCTCCAGCTTGTGGAGCTATATTTGATATAATACTAATAGATGGACAAGACACTGTAGAACCAGGGACAGGAGTTGACTAATGATTAAAACTTTAATCACCGCACTTTTTGCGGTAAATATATTCA